GTAGTGCTGATACGATTGATGGGTGACTTCTCGCCCCAATACTTACAGACAATACTTTGAATAAACATTACTTGTCTCTCATTCTTAGTATTAGCCCAGTAGTTCTCATGGCAACGATCAAACGCATAACGTAATGTCCACCCTGATGCCTTACCAGTCTCTCTGTTTACTTCCATAGCTGTAGGCATATTGTCCTGAGCTATGTCTCGCTTCCACATTGCCTCCAGTAGTGAAGCATCTTCCTTAGTGGAGAGAGTTTTCCTGAAGCGTTTGCCTTTATAAGTAACGTAAGCTTCCCAACCGCTACCTCTTTTAGTTACACTCATACTATACCTCCTGTTAAGAATACTGCTACACAACCAATCGCATAACAAGCACCGCAATATAACGCGCCTTCTACTAAAAAATTCATAGTCTTATCCTCCTCGCTAAGGCTCTGCCTCGCTTTGTTACCTCGATATACTTCTCAATACGTCTATCGGGATTCTCGTATAGTTTTATTAAGTCGTGATCTACTAGCACTCGTAAGTTTCTACTTGCACTAGCACTGGATGTATCCATGAACTCACCAACATCCATAACTCTCAGCGTTTCTGAATTAACAAAAGTACGTTGAGCGATAATTACAAAAGCATACACTGTCTGTATATGCATCCACGGGTCAATCTTTCTGAACTCCGTTAGTATTCTTATGTGTTCTTTTAAGTCTCGACCAGACAATACACCCTCCTAACCAACTGATAAACATATCAGCCTTCTTAATACAAACTCTGGGAATTAACATAAAACCAAATAAGCATTTCCCCAAAGCTACTTCGTTTCTTAGAAACTTTATTAGCATGGTTTTCCTTTTTGTAAAGATATTACGGAAGCGTAGTATTAGTAATGCGTTTTACTGTCAACCTTTACTAGTAATAATCGATTCAATTTGAATCACCTTTTTTACTTGACTTGGATTCAGGATTCAATTTCTCTGTGGGTAACTTTTTCTTCCCAAAGATAGCATCCCAGTTAGACTCGTACTTCTCCTTGTCTACTTTTCGGGGGCGGTCTCCCTTACCCCCATGTGTTGATTCGCTCATACTCCTTGTTTCTCCATTTCTTTAATCATAATATCTAGGTAGTCCCTGCCGCCCTCTCGTACTGCTTTCTGTATAGCTTCCTGCTTGGATTTACCTTTGGTATAGACACTATGATCATCTGTATACCAATAGGTAAAGTCTTGCTTCCTGCACATATCTTCAAATTCCTTTAGTGTTGGTAGGCTCATTGCCATATCTCCTCTAATTCAATACCAAAATCATCGTCAAAATCATCACTGTTTTCACGGTCTTTGTAGTGGTAACAGGTTATGTTAAACTTATTATCTAAATCACAACGCCACACATTAACCTCTACATCGGTACGCCAGAACATCCAAAAGTCATCTTCTAAAACATCGGAACGCTTCTTTCCAGATAAGCGTATGCCAGAAAAAATACCGCAAACACGCTCATATATTGCTCGAACTTCCTCGTTAGTAAGCCAATCTCTATCGCTATGATTTATCATGTCCAGTTATCCTCTAAATTAATTACTTTAATCTCGTTACCATGAAACTGGCTGTAGTCGTTACACTGGTACGCCACTACTTTCCACTCCTCGTCCTGCTCTTGGTAATAGACAATAACCTCTATTTGACTGTTCCAGTTAAACTTGTACTCGCTATCGCCTAAGACATCGCTTCTAGTCTTCCCTGCAATTGAGATACCCGCGAAGATGCCTTGTACAAACTCTCTGATCAAGAGCATCTTTTTTCTGTTAATCCACATCTTTAAATTCCTCGTAGTGTACAATCTCTTCTGTTGGCTCGTGTACAATCTCAAACCCTGCGTAGCCTGTCTCATCGTCATTGAGTCTAAGTACAATGTCATAGTCGAGAAGCTGTTGGACTACTTTACCATCACTGCCAGTTATTTCTAGTTGCTCGTGTATGTCTTCGAATATATCCATGTTACACCTCTATAAGTTAGTTACTAATTGTGTTACACCGCGAGCCTTCTCAGCTTCGAGGTAGTCTAGCCAATGGTAGCTAGGGTCTTGATCGTCATCTTCCATGTCCCACAACCTTGCGCGTTCCTTGCGAATGGCTGTACTGATTGATTCAAACTGTGCTTCTACTACTGGGTTAGCTGTCAACATGATACTCTACTCCTGTTGGTGTGGGTGTAGCTAAAAGGTTAATGTTGAATACTCCGACAATTATAACACTAGCTGTCAAGCAAAGTAAAAGTTCTTTTAACATTATTATCTCCCTAACAAATCAAATAGTAAATTACTGCGTAGTGTGTGTAGGTCTGCCTTGCCGATAGAGTGCAACTCGTGCAACTCTATGCGGAACATTTGGCACAGTCTCATATCTAATTCTTTATCAAACATTAGCTGTCTCCTTGTTATACTCGCGCCAGATGCTAATAAACCCTGCATGGTAGCCTTTCTTACAGTTACCATAGACAACTTCAGGCTCTCTACGCTTAATGAATCTAGATGCGATAATATACTGTCTGCGCTTAGTCTTAATCCAGTATCGGTTAACGTCTTTATCTTCTACTACGTATGCGCCTAGTTTCCCCGCTACCGTAGCAATTAAGTTTACGGCTTTTGCACATACCCGTGGTGATGCCTTACTGATTAATTTTAACATTGGTATTACCTCTTAGTTGTTTGAACGTGAAAAATGTTTATTAATTGGATACTTCTTACAGTGCGCGGTATAGTCCTCATCCCACGCGGTACTAACTTCATTGATGCCCCAGTCGCTGATAATCTCATCAGGCGATTGGTCGTATTCAAGAATGTAACTGAACCCTGCTAAATACTCTACCTCATCTTTTAAGTCTGTAGGGTTGGTTAAGTATATCACACCTATATCACAGGCTTCAACTGCTTCCACTGCATCGTCAAAACTAGTCCCTACGTAGTCAGTGTAGCCCTCGCATTCTACCTCGATAATGTAGCCCTGCTTTAAGCCCCATTTGATTAGGTGTTGATGTGCCTTTTTCATACCCCACCTCCGATTAGTTTAACGTCATAAAGTTTATCATCTACTAGTTTGTAGAATTTAGAATTAGGTAGGTAAACGTGCAGATCGCTACCGTCATCATCCAGTCCGAAAAAGATGCAGTCAAAACCACCCACATCGCATCTGCGAGCCTCAACAGACTGTAACACAATCTGCTTATCTCTGATTTGTTTCTGGCTTACATATGGCATACTGCCTCCGTTGGTGTTCATTGATTTAGTGATGCTATGGTCTCACATCCTGACCCTGCTGTCTACCCCTGCTCCTACCCATTCACCGCAGAAAATGCCCCTCTTACCTCAAGCGTCAAAACTAACCTCAAAATACTATCATGGTTTTTAAGCGTCAAAATACTATCATGTTGTTGCGAATGATTCTCATTAACATCTGGCGTAGTGGTGCTTACCAAATGCAAATGAGAATCGTTATCATTATCATTTAGGTTTAGGCTGATATAAGTTTGGTTAGTTTGGCTAGATTAGACTGGTTAAAAAAGAACCCGTTCTTGGTTTCATCTTGGGCGCGTTCTAGCTTGTTCGATCCTTTGCGCTTTAATACACCAACACTGCCTGCAGGATCTAAGAACCGAGCATCCGTATCATCCATATTGATTAAGGGTATCAGGTCAAGCTTCTCAGGCATTTTATATTCACCCTTGGTTTCAGCAGTGTTAACTGCTAGAACCGTCTTAAAACCGCCTTTAATAGCTCGAGCGGTCATTGTCATTGTTTTATCATTGTTCGCGCTACCGCTAAATGTGAGATCGTAATTCTTGAGAGTATTCTTTTTAACGCGACTAAAAACCTTGGTGTAATCGTAGAACCTAATAGACGGAAAATAAGATATAAAATTATTAAAATCAATATCGGTCGTGCCGTTTAAACGCACCGCTAACGTATCGCCATGGTTGGCATCATGTACGCATATTTCACCGCGTAAAACTTTAAAGAACCTATCGCGCTCTAATAGATAGCATAGCGTGCGTTTGGTTACCGCCTTTTGTGCCTGAGTCATTCCCAATTGACCGCTTGAAATTAAACAATCAGACTTGCACCCAAATAAATCAGCCCCAGCGCATAGCGTTTGACTCGCTACTTTATCAGCGGGTTGCATGTATAAAATAGCGGTGTTGATATTAATCTTTTTACCTTTAGATGTTTTGGTGCTACTGTTAACGTTAACTAATGGCGTATTAACTTGCGTTAAATAATCCCAGTTTTTAATTGCCCATGTTTTAACAGATGGATTAATTGCGTCACTTGCTAGAAGTGTTTTTTTAGATACTTGTAGTTTCATAATGTGCACCATATTGGTTTAGTTAATTAATATAATAGAACCCGCTATTGCTAACGGGCTCGATATATTAACTACGATCAAAGCATAGGTATTCAAGCAATTCATCTAGGGCTATTTGCGTTTGGTCGTGTTCATCGTCCATATTCATATTGCTATAGTGTTGCAAGTCCGCCACCAGTGCTTGAGTTAATCGGAATAGATCGTCCCCATCATGCTCCGCTAGATCAAAAGTGTTAATGCCAATATGTAATTTCATAAGTCACCTATAAAGTAGTTTAATTAGTTTAATGGATACCACTGTTTCCAATGGCATCTATAAAGTAACTATTTATTTATTTAGCTCCCGCTCCGCTTGCCAAACCATAGTTTTTAATTCTTTAATTTCAAAATATTCAGCCATATAACCATTCAATTTTAAATCATCATCAGCAGTCCATTCATCAATGAGGGCTCTCTTACAAGCTTTCTGAGTTTCGACTGATGATTCTAATGCACGCGATCTAGTAGATAGTGCTAGGCTTATTTGGAGAAGTTGGTCGCTGTCAAGTTTTAGATTTGAAGTAGTCATAATATGTAGCCTTTTAGTTATGTAAATGATAATGATTCGCATTTGCGATTGGGTAGCCTCTTTGCTTTCCCATGATTGGAGTATACTAAATAACGCACATAAATAGTATAGGCAGAGCTTATTGATCGTGACCACCTCCGCTGATTTGGTCATATTAGGTGATTTTAGCGTGATTTTAAAATTACAAAATGGCTTGTAGTAGGTCTAGTTTGCCGCGTGTTGAACGATCTTTTTATGAATAGCGTGGTATGGCTTTCTAGTAATGGCGTTAGGCGTACATTATGCACCCTTAGCGTTGATTTGTCATAATCAAAAAAACAGATAAAGAGAGACAGAAACACTGTATGAATAACCAGTAGATACTGTATGAATGTACAGCCTGTATGGATATACAGTAGTAGAGCTGCAAACAGTGGTTTTTATATCCTCTGTAATATCAGCGGCAGAGCGGCTAGATTCTATTCCGTGGCGTAGGTTGTGGCAAATGATAATGATTCTCATTTACAAACCCGTGATAGATGATAATGATTCTCATTCGCATCCATACGGGGGTAACGCCACCGCCCCACATACGATATACCACCTCAGATTTTTGTAACAAAATTAAGACCCCTTAGACAAAGGTAGCGAAGCCCAGTTAAAGTGCTAAGAGGTCTTAATATATCAATAAGGAGGGGCTGGTGGGGGGTATCCCTAAACCAGTGTTAAAGTATCCTACATTACCTGTACTTATACCCTAGGTAATATTCATCACTCTTTAACATCCTTAAACATTCCTAAACATACTTCTATATACTATAGGTATGTAAAGGGGGGGAGGGGGTCTGTATTCCTATAAGGGGCATGACCTTTTAAACCCAGTCATAGCAAGGGATTCTCACTTAGCTTTTTAAGGCTTCCTTTAATGCTTTTAACTTGTTCTTTAAGGACAACCAGCTCTTTTTCAATACCGCTTGTGCTTGGGATACTAAGGCTGCCAACTTTCTCATCCAAGTTATTAATCCTGCCACGCAGTTGTTCAATTTCTTTTCCAATTTTTCCAATGTCATTATCTTCTACCCTTGTTTCTAGTTTAACTAAACGTGACTCTAACGCTGTAGAGTCTACATTTGCTTCCAGTGTTGCCACCTTCTCTTGTAATGTTCCGTATCCAATGGCAGCACCAGCGATTGTACTAGCTAGTCCTACCCATACGGAGAATGTTTTAACGTCCATCATCTTAGCATCATCTCCAAGTTAGGGATTTGTGCATAATAGTCCTGCATATCACCTTCAACAGTCATACTATACTCGTCCCAAGCTACGTTAAGGGCTGTAGGGTTGAGTTCATCAATTGTTATAGTCACTGTATCAAAGAATGCTTGAGTTGTTTGAGTGTCTATTACAAGTTGAGCTATGGTATCAACTATCTGTATGTCTTGTGAGTAGGCTTCAATCATATTCTTTGTCATGGAAGCTTCAAGCATAGAATCAATACTAGTGTTATACTGCTCTACATCATCTTGCTTAATCTCAACTAAGTCATTTGTAACTGCATACTCTTGTGCGTTTATCACTTGTTCCTGATTACCAGTGGCTATTATCTCTGCTACCTCTGTCACCTGTGCTATATCGCTTGCTGCTTCGATTAGGGACTCTTTAGCAACCTCATAGTCATACTGCTTGTCTTCTATTAAACTGTCTAAGGCTACAGCTGTGACAGCCTCTGGGGTACTATTAACTAATCCCTCAGTATAGAATGTATTAAAAGCATTTATTTGGTATTGCTTAAGCTTGTACTGGTCTCCTGTATATTGATTAAAGATAACAGTGTTGCCTTTCTCCATAGACTCTTGAGTCATTTGAGTAAACTCTGACAAGCCTTTATCGATAGTGTTATCAATGTCGTTTATACTTTCCTGTAATGAGCTTGGGATGTACAGACCGCCCGCTCTTGCTTCGTTTGATAACAGGAGCATCAGGCACAGTATCAGGGTGTTCTTTATAATATTTAGTTGCTTTATCACCGATCAGTCCTCCTATCGGGCATGGGGTTTTTGCGTTTAACATCGCATGAAATACTCTAGGGTCATTACATAGTACACTGGTAGCAGCAACTTTTAAGCCGAGGTGTTCTAACTGTCTAGATAGCTTAAGCAGCTCACAGGTTTCATCTCTTGTAGAAGAACCGTAAGATAAGCCTATCTGTAAAGTCTGAACCCCTCTCCCATTCGATACAACACAAATATCTTGGTTGTAAACTGGGGCAGCTGCGCCTACTGCTGTGGGTACGGGTGTACCTTCTTGACTGACAATAGAGGTCGTTGTTGTGGTAATAGTCTCTGCTTGTGTGTTGTTACTAAAGTCACCCTGCTCTGCATCATTAGCCATCACAGGGGAGCTTAAGAACACAAACATTATTAGTTTTTTTAAATCCATGTGTTAGCTCTTTGGGGTGAATTAACATTATAGCCGTTAACAAACTTATCTATCTCGTCCATCAATAGCTTATTCTTTCTTTCTTGCATTTCTCCTTCTACATCAGCAGCCATCTGTTCTACCCAATAGGCTACACCCATCGCTAGTGCATCCAATCTATCGTCATGCGCTAGTGATCCCCTATCCTTCGTTATACGAGTCATCTGGTACGTTAACATATACCTCTGAGCCTTCTCAGGCGGATGGTGTTGAACGCTGTCAAAGTCCTTTTGGATAACTTTAGGATCGAATATGAGCTTGTGTTGATTCATTACAGGCTCTAGTGTGTCTATTATACGTAGTTCTTTCTGCTTACTGTGTCGTACTTCCTCAGTAGTAACTGGATATATCTTTTTCAAGAAAGGTTTCAGTAGTTCTGTAAACATACCGTCACCAAAGTTACTTTCCACCAGTACAGCGTTTACTTTATGTTCCTTCGCTATGTTACATAACTTCGTTAGCGTAGTTTCATCGTAACCGCCTTGAATACCTGAACAGTCTGAGACGTACAAGTAGCCGTTTAACATCTTAACAACAGCATAAGCTGTTTCATCTTGACCTCTACCAGATGGATCAATCACTAATACCGAACCATCGTACTCTATGTAGTCTCCTAGAATCGCTTCTGGGGCGTAGTACTTGTCACCCGCCAGTCCTACATTAGGTAGGTCACTAACAGGCTTCATAACGCCATACACGAGCTTCTCGGGTGCTTTATCGTTGTCTATCGACATCACCATAAGATCATTAAGCTTCAATGGGTATCTATCCATGTCTGCTAGACTTGTGTCTAACATAAACTGCAATGCAAAACCTGAACGTCCGTAAGATAGTTCACGTTCCATTAAGTCCTCATCATCAAATCGCAGAGGATCTACGGGATTGCCGTCTAAGGGACTTTCTGCATTGTGCATAGCATCCCAAAGGGTAGGTGCTAAACGTGCGCCATACGACTTCTCAGCCTTCTCTATGGACGGGTATCTAGCAGTCCAGACTCTCATCTGATAACCACGTTCTGTGAGTGTGTTATATAGACTCATCTCACACTGTGGTGTACCAAGATAAAGAATCTTACCCTCTGGTTTTAGTACCGCATCAAATTCTTTAACAGCTTCACCTAATTTCTCGCGCATCATTTGCGTCATAGAATTGTTAGGTACTTCGATGTCATCTGCGATAATGATGTCTGCCCGACTGCCCGTTAGCTGTCCAGTAATCCCGACAGATTTAACTGACGGACTACCAGACGCTAAAGCGGGTCTTACATCAAACGCGATCTTACTCCACCTTTGCTCACTTGTTGCTATGAGATGTTGGCATATTGGGAGTTCTAAGATCAGACGTTGTGTGAATGTGGAAAAATCGTCAGCTCTTTGTTTTGATGCTGACACTACCATGAACTTCTTTTGTGGATCGAGAAGTAATTGGTGTACCACGAATGCTGCTGTAATGTATGACTTACCTACACCACGGAATGCTTCAATGATTGCTCTACGAGGACAGTTCTGAATGTACTCTGCCATATCGTATTGAACTGGAGTTGGATCAGGCAAGTTGAGATGCTTCCACACTATATACATAAAGTTACGGAAGTCTTTTAGTTGCTCTGGCATCTTTTCCATTATTAATCCTTCTTCTTGAAACCTATCTTAAGTTTAGCGTAAGCTTTAGGAGAGATGGTTGATTTCTTTTTAGATCGACTAATGCCTTTCTTTTTTCTTGCGTTAATATTTGCGTATAAACCTTTACTAGCCATTTCTGCTCCTGTTCTTTTTCTTACTTTGTATTCTTAAGTTACTTGTAGATTTGTTTTGCGGGTTTCTGTCTTTATGGTCTACGTCCTTACCAGCGACAGCCGCAGCACCTCTCTTCTTGATCATTAACGACCTCGATGTGTTACGCGCTGCTCTTCTTTTCTTTTGTTTATCGCTGCTATGGTAATTAGCGTATTCTTTCTTATAGTTTCTCAATGGGACATCTCCTCAAAGGGTAATGCCTCCAGTAAGTTAGCCATAGGAGACTCTGATGTTACAACCTCGTGAACAGCTCCGTTATCTTTTAGGAACTTAGTCGCTACTGACAATTCTGATGCAGATGCTTCACCTGATTTAACTTTCTGTAACAAGTCTTTAGCTACACTGTCGTGCAGTTCGTCTAATATTTTAGTATCCATAATTTATCCTTTCATAACCTTTGCAATCTTCTCACCACTACGTCCTACGACATAGCCGCCTAAGCCAAGCTGTAGTAACGCCCAAGCTTCATCACGAAGGGGCGTAGCAAATAACCCGAAGGTATCGCCTACAGCGAGTGCAAGAAAGGTTAACATTGTTATTGGTCTCCATGCTGCAACGATGAAGTGTTCGCTTTGAGCTTCTGCTGCAACAATCTTTTGCTGCCCCTCAATACGAGAGGTTTCGTAGTCAAATACACGCTGCATAGCGGAAGCTTGGACATCGAGTAGATGCCCTTTTGCTTTCAATCGTTCATCATCACTAGTGTGTAGTTTGTCCACTAACTCTGCGGCTGGTTTAAAGATACCAGCAATCAAGTCTGTTACACCTAACATATTATACTCCTAGTAATTTGAGGGCTGAGAACAATCCCATAGATTGACTCCAATAAACAACAGCACCACCCACAACTAACCACTTGATTTGTAGCAGGGTGCGGTTGATGCTATCCAGCATCCCTCTAAGCTCATTGGCGTTAGCCGTAAGCATCTTAAGTTGTTCGTCCTGTAGATCGACTCGCCATTCCAAGCGTTCTACTTGTTGTTTTAGTTCTTCCATTGGTTATCCTTGGATTATTAATTGGTAGCTTAAACTGTGACTGGGAGCTCCCCCATTTATTTCAGGGAACAAAGTTATTGTGTCTGAACCCCAAGCTGATACTTTAAGGTTATTAAACCTCCCGCCACCATAAGCCAAACGTCCCATACAGGTAGTTACAGTATCGTGAGCTTGCTGTGTCCCTGTCTGGTTAAAGTAATTGTAAGAACAAGCATATGCTGATGTTGTTGCGCTTGTCTTAGTCGCATTACCAAAGCTGATGTTGTAATTGGCTGATGAGTTCGATACATCTTCTAAGTTAAATCTACAGATAACGTGCTTTGCTTCAAAACCTAAAGACGGTGTAGTTATTGTAGCTGTGCTTGCAGAGTTGTAAGTTCCCGTAATAATTTTAGTGTTTAGTCCAGCATCATCAATACCTGTCAAAGATGACCCATTAAATGTAGGTGTACCATATCTATCGTTAGGTATTGTCCCAGATGATAATTTACTTGCGTTAAGATTGGAGGTACTCGTAAGTACCCCCGTTGTGTTAAAGTCTGCTAAGGTTCTTGCCTTAGTCATAATGAGTTACCTCTTTTTAATTTAAGACGGGTTTCTCTGTGCGTCAGTTGGTGGTATGTTATAGATTACTCTAGGCTGAAAAGTTGTTTCTCCAGTTGCATAACCTCTTTGTACGTCTACAACGTCAGCGGTATCGACTAAACTGTCAGCTAAAACTACTGCGGCTGTATGTGCCTCTTCTCTTGAATCGTGATTGCTGTGTAATACTTGTTCAGTTAGACCATCTGCGTTAATTCTTGTATATCCTACTCTCATTCTTTAACCTCCTATAATCTGTGAATAAGTACCCGCTACTTTGGTTATCTGGATGGACTCGCTACTGGTTATTTCTCTAGCTTTAATCTTAAAAGTTCTTTCTGGCTTATAGTATCCAAGATATATTTGATGAAAGTGGTTCTGAGTAACAGTGGAGTGCGCGTTGTATGCTTCCATAGGATATGTTTCTCCATTGATTTCAGTGCCTGAAGTTTCCCAATCGAAAGGGTGCAAGTAAACTGTATCACCTACTAAGGGGGTGTTATTTTGATAAGGATTAAACTTAACAGTTGTTCTATCAGTTGTTGGGTCATACCACCAACTCTGATACTGATCAAAGGCAAAACCATTTGAACCGTCTGAGTTTGTTGACATTCCACAATAAGGTGAGAAATGTTTAGTAAAATCACCAGCAACCTTAAAGATGCTCATAGAAGATGTAACAACAGTTCCTAAATTTATAGTTGTTTCGTCTGATGGATTAGGAGCATCAACCGTTATTACAAATTCGCCCTCATTTGAAGAGTTAACGTCAAGAAAATTGGCGGTTATGTTTAAATCTAAAACATTTTCAACGTCTGTGGTTACTCCTGAGTTTATACGTAATGAATCGCCACATTGTTGCAAGGTGGATGTTAAAGAATTAATATAAACCGTGCTACTATAACCCCGTTTTTGAAAACGCTGTCTAACTGTGCGCTCAATACCATCTAACTTAGTCCCATCAGCCGCTACGTCTCTGCCGTCTACTGTACCGCTTACTGCGATGTTACCAACAACGTCTAACTTTTCACTAATACTATTAGTGCCTGTGTTTATTCCTACGTTGCCTGATGAGTCTATACGCATACGTTCTGTGTTGCTTGTCCATAACGCTAACGGACTTGCTTCACGATTCAACAGGTTTACTTGCTTACCTGCTGTAGTACCATTCATTATTATATGAAAGCCATCGCCTGTCCCAGTACCAGTATCAGCATTAGTTAGCTGTATACGAGCATCTGCATCTGCTGTTGCTTCGTGTATATGCGCCTCATAGTTAGGACTACTAGTACCTATACCTACTCTGCCATCACCTTTAAGTGTGAGTATGTTATCAGTTGAAGTTGACCTAAATCCTAAAATGTCGTTTGAAGTAGTAGCGTCTAAATCAGTTTCTATAGTAAATCTATTGCTATTATCAGATGCTCTAAAATACATTCTAGCATCGTCAACACCTTCACCGCCTCTAATCGCTAATTCACCATTCACATCTAACGCAGTCGCAGGACTATCAGTACCTATACCTACGTTGCCTGATGAGTCTATACGCATGGCTTCAGAGCCAGACATTTTAAAAGCCGCATAGGGTGCAGAGGCTACGCTAGTAGAGTCAAATTCAAAGTTAAACCCACCAACACCACTGCTTGCGTTAAGCAACATTTGAGTGTTTGTGTCTGTATCTTCTAATTTAATGATAGGTGATGCACTTTCAATATCTAAAGTATAAGCAGGACTACTAGTACCTATACCCATATTGCCTGATGAGTCGATAACCGTACGATAAACACCTGCGGAATCATCATAGATACTAAACTTACCGTCAGTGTTAATAATAGAATAGTCTGAGTTGTTATTAGTATCTGTAAGGTACAAACGAGGTAAAGTAGATTCAATATGAACATCACCAGTAAACGTAGCACCAGTTAACATAGCTGCCCCTGCGGCAGTTACATTAGCTGTGTCCGTTATGTCTGCGGCTGGTTCTATAGTATCTAACTTAGAACCGTCATAGGCTACGTCTCTTCCTTCTATGTCTCCAGTTACATTTAAATCTCCAGAGGAGGTTAATGTTAAGTTTGTTGTAGCCGCAGTACCGACCGAGAAAGTACCATTATCTAAAACATTAAACTTAACTGTGCTATTCGTACCGTTTGCCTGTAAAGCGATAGCTCGATGGCTAGAATCAGCTTTAATACCTAAAGGAGCATCTGAAGCAGATACATCAGCCATGTCACCTATTGTAGCCGTGCCAGTAACTTCTATACCCGTAGAGGTTACGTCCAGTATTTCAGTATTCACACCAATACCAGCATCACCACGGGGTATTGTCATGATACCTGTTACAAGGTTATAAGAAGCGTCTGTCCCAGCTGCCCCTGTCACCACCTGAGTTACGGGAGAAATGTTATCAGCCACTATGTCAATAAGATCACCAGCAGCAGCAGCAGAGGTTAACACTACTGAAGTACCGTTACTAGCTGTGTAGTCGTTAGCTGCGGGAGCTACTAACCCAGAGCCTACGAGGTTACAAGATTCCCAAGTGTCTGTAATATCCATCCGATAAACACGAGCACTATAACCGCTATTAAAGAAATCATCATTACATCCCGTATCTTCTAAATCTTCTAAGTCCTCTAAACCAGCTTCGGTAGCATTCTCATGATACCATTCGTACTGGAAATTAGTTCCAGCGGGTACTTGATATGTCCAAACCCAATCACCGTTAGCCTCTTGTGTAGCTTCACCCTCTGACCACATAGTTTGTGTGCCAGCGGGAGTAGGATATGTATCAACCCAATTCCAAAGATTAGAGTGTATCCATATTCCAGTGGCGTTAGGTTTGCCCGCTAGTCTAAGGGTGACGGTTACGTTTCCGTTACTGTCCGCTGGTGGGGCGGAGTCGAATGTACTAGCTACAAGTTTAACACCATTAAGGTACACATCTACGTGACCAGATTCATAGGACATAGGGAATGTTGTTTGTCCTGTTGCAGCCGTGAAAGATTTACGATTAATGGGGTTAGTAATACCAAGAGCAGCGTTCTGCCAACCGTTAGCTTGATATACCTTTAGTGTGTTAACACTAGAATCAAACCAAAATGCTCCGATCTGTATTGCAGTACCATCAGAGTATGTTGAAGGTGCTACGGTATCTGACCCTAAAAAGGTTCTACCGTAGTGGTTTATCCCTGTAGCGTTTGCTGCCGCAGTTTGCACCGCAGCTGAAATCCCCACAACCGAGTTAATAGCAGCTTGACCAGCTTCAGTTAGAGCCATAGATATCCAAGCTGAAGCAGAGCGAACCTTCATTACATTAGTAGCAGTGTCAAACCATAAGTCACCCGCTTCGGGTGTAGGTACTGTAGGAGAGACAGCAGAAGCACCGTAGTACCTAGCGTTGTAGTCACCAGCAATCATCTCAGCTTTATCAAGGGCTTCTTGAGCTATGTTGAAGATTTGGTTAGAGTCTTGGTCTAGTGTCTCTGCCTTAAGCATTGAACCAGAAGCAAAGTCTACTTGTCTAGCTGCCGATGCTGTCACACGCCTTATGCTTATCTTATCACCGTTACTGGGGGTGAAGCCAGTATCGAAAGCTACAAGACTACCTGTTAGGGTATAATCTGTACCTTGTGTTTTGACAACATCGTTTACCAGAACAACAATGTCACTGGCTTGTTGGTGACTGGGGGCAACAAAGTTGCTTTGCCCCGTGTAGTCGTACTCATTTATAGAGTGTAAAGTGTTTGTCATTTGATTTTCCTATTATTCGCCTGTTAATGAGATGTTTCCACGATTGGTCGAAGCACCAGATTGTAGTAATAATTCAAAGTAGTTCTTATCTTGAACTTGACTGTTAAGTTTGTCGTTCTGAAGAATTACAGTATCAAGCGCACGGTTACGTGCATCATTAATTGCTTTTTTCGTTTCAGTTACACGCATACCGTGTGTCTTAGTATTTAAAGGAGAACCCATAGGTAAGTTGTTTGCTTTAGAATAGAACAGTACGTTCTCAATCAACACCTTATCTTGTGAAAGTTCCTGCATCATTGCATCAAACAATGACATATTTTTACCGTTATAAGCGATCTCGATTGTTCGTAAGTCCTTATCAGGGAAACGATCATCTCTTATCTTTTGACGAGTGAAGTTACCATAACCTAGATTTTCTAACTTAGCTAAGTAATCAAGAGCTGCCATGTGGTCTTTACTTCTACCTTGTGATAAATCTTCAGAAGTAGCTGCACCAAAACCAGTAACTTGAGCATAAGATATTTCACGCTCCATAGCCCACCCAAACGTATCGTAACGTCTTGGTAGGGTTGTACTGTAAGGGTTAACAGACCTGATTAGTTTATCTTTAATACCTACAGGCTGTGTTAAAGGTGCGTTACCTCTTACTGCTTCTTGAAACTTCTTGATAGAGCTAGGAACAATTTGCAGGGTTTTGTCTAAGACAAAGTCAGCAAACAAGTCTGCTGCTTTCGCTTTATCTTCACCTTCAGGACTTTCCATTAGACCAGTAAAGCGTACCACTGTACCTACTGTATCAGACACACCTTGTGTTAAGGCAGAGTCACGAATTGCAGAGATAGCTGTAGCAAATCCTACACCAAAGGTAGCCATGATTTCATCAGGGATTCCACCCTCATCATCAGCAACACCGTCCATGTTCTTCTTCTCTTGATAATCTAAGTAACCTTCAAGAGCGTTCGTTACAATCGTAGCAGGAATACGTAGCGGTTCCCACCTAGCAAACGAGACTTCTTTGCCACCGTCTAGGAAGAACGGATCTTTAATGGTCAACGGACGCATTGTAGATTTATTCTTTTCCCCTGTCATGGTGTAGTCAACATTAGGGCTACCTGAGATAGAACCTTCTGCATACTTAGTAATAACGTAAAGCATCCATGAGTAAGCTACTGCTGCTTCTGTTTTAGCTCTCGCTGCTCTTGCTGCTCCGTTAATACCAGCCATATCATTTCTAAACTGTGGTAGTAGACTGTTCACTGCTGGTGTTAAACGCATAGACTCATGGAACAACCATGCTGGTGTTCTAAAGAATAAGTTACCAATAGCACGAGACCAAGCTTTATCTCTTGTCCAGTCCTCGTAAGCTTTCGCCATACGCTCTGGTAACGCTCCGTCTGCACTAAAGTCTTTCTTATACAATAACGTCTGTACAGAATCTAAAGCAGCTTCGCCTGTCTCTTGTATACTATCAGCTTCTTTTGTAATTGCTTTTGCTAATCGCATCGCCTCTGGTGTACCTTCTGCAAACAACTTTTGTGCTTGCGCTCTAAGGTCAGCCACTGAAGCCGTATCGTTAAGAGTTTTAAATGCGCCTTCGCCCATCTTCTTAACTTCTGCATTAACAAAATCTTCTAGGTCTTTACCTGTCTTACCTTTTCTCGCTCCAAGCTCATAGATAGGTTTTAGCTTCTTCTCTGTAACGTGGAAGTCATAGCCTTTATCAATTTGCTTTTGGATGTTATCATCGATGTACTTCTCAATATCCTTACCTTTAAGACCTTTCTCTAAAGCCTCATCTAGTAGACGATCAAAGCCATCTGCTGTTAGACTAGCTACTGCTGCAATCTCTTGGTTAAACGCATCCGATGCACCAACAAGGCGCGGGAAGAAGCGTAAGAACTTAGCAGTTTCTGTTGATCCTAAGATAGACTCAATCTTAACACCGCCTTCTAAGAAACGCGAAGGATCAGCGGTAAGCATTGTTTGCTCATACCGTGCAGCAGCTCTTGCAGATACTAATGACGCTTGTAGCGACCCTTGCATCTGTGAGTAGATTTTAAGACTCTTCTTCCAAGCCATACGGTTCAGTGGATCACTGATAATCGTATCAAGCATTGGGTAGAAGGCTACCTTCATTGCTGGGAACACAGTGTTGTAGATAATAGTAGAAGGACTGAATACGCCTGAGATAGAAGCTTCTAAGAACTTCTCATCTAGTCTAGCTTTAGGTTTAACACCTACGGTACGTTCAATGTCTAGCTCTGCCATCTCATCCAGTATTCGTTGGAACTCTGGATCAGCATCACGCAGCTCGCGTAACTTAGTTGCACCTTCGTAGTCCTTAGCCTTTAACGCTTTGTCTACTTCTACATCATGTTCGTCTATAATCTTTTGTAGCTTTCTGTTGTAAACTTTTTGAGAAGCACTCTTCACTGCCGCTTCGTAATCAAACTCTTTACCTTCCGCATCAGCAATCTTTTTGCGATACGTCATAAAGTCTTGAATCTCTTGTAAGTTTCTACCAGAGTAAGCATTAGCGTGTTTACGCAACATACCAGTTAGTTCCGCTATGTTCTGCGCTGCTTCTAAATCCATTTTTAATTTATTCAGTTCTGCATCTGAAATGTTCTTTGTCATCAAACCTTCGATAACATTTAAGTCAGCACCAGCTAGTTCATCTGCTGCATTGATCTGACGTAAGATGTCGCTAAACTCTTCAGGTGTGTACTGATGTGTTTCAAAATCATTTATAAAACGCTCTAGTGATCCTTCAGGATTGGTTTTCATTTCCTCAAAGATGTTGTGAGCGTGTGTGAATACTTTAGGACTAATACGAGCCTTCGGTGGACGAGGGTCGATAGTTTCTTTTGGTTTAACCTTAGCCTTGGTTTTAATTACTTTAGGTTTATTATAAGTTACACGTACAGTATTATTACCAGCTTTAGCTTTAGTTTTAATATCAAGTCTTATCTGCGCTGCTTGTGAATCAATGTCCTTAACACCAGCATCCTCTAAAAACTTTCTATATTCTTTATAGAAGCGGCTCTTTGATTTTGAACCCATTTGATAAAGTACACGGGCTACGTCATCATCAAAAAGTAAATCAATAGCTCTGTCACCATAGTTGTATCTAGGCTTAGAACCTTTTAACTCATTTGGTAGTTTAGGGGCTGTCCATACGCCAGCATCTTCTGCTGCGCCTTCATCAACCTGATCCTTAATAACTTTATCAATCTCTGTAGCGGGTACTTCATCATCCACTGCTTTAGTAATAATAGTATCAGCTTCTGCTTTTGCATCCGCTAGTTTCTTCTCAGCTAGTATCTGTTTTGCTACCGCTGCTTCATCATTCTTTTTAGCAGCCGCTGCAATCTTAGGTTCGTAATACTTACTCGCCATTTTACCGACACCGTAGTTTAGTGCAGTACCAATAGCAGCTCCACCAGCAAGACCTATAGTACCCATTAGTAAGGTACGTGAAGTGTCATACTCGTCTTGTGACCCTGCATCAATTCTAACGTTCTGCATCATCGCATCAGAAGCCATAGCGTGTGCTGCACCTTCTGTACCAGCTAACGCCCCTACTCTTTTAGCAGAGGTGTTGATACCAACTTTAGCAGCAGCTTCGACAGACTTAGCACTAGCTTTCTTAAGCGATGCTTTTACTGTTTGTCTTAAGGCTTCCTTACCAGCAAGCTTTGCTGCTTGTCCTGCTACAGCCGATGTACCAAGAGTAGCTAGACCTAACCAGTTAGTTACGTCTGTCATCATCTCCCAGCCAGCTTGACCAGTTGTGTGCCAGCTCATGTTAACAGCGTCATACTGATCTAACATATAGACAAAGGCTTCTTTAGTTTTCTGGTCTGCCTTCATCACTCTTGACGAGTCAATCGCCATATCACCAATGTTGTAGTTAAACCCTGCCATCTGTTTCAGACCGTAGTCTGCTAACTTCTCACGGTAAGATTCACCACTGTAACCTTCTAGCTCCTTGTCACCTTTCTGGGGTACATACCCATAGGTCATTTCAAAGAAGTGTTGAGAAGACTTAATCCAATCATCTTTCTGATGGAGGTCAGTCCACTCAACGTCTTGTTCAATAACACCAAAAGGTGTGTAGCCTTGTTCTGGTTCTATGACAGGTTGCTCATTGCTTAACGATGAAAGTTCTCCAAGATAATCTCTTTCCTTATCTTCGTCTTCCAAAGCGTTAAGCTCTGCTAGATAATCTCTGTCTGCCATGTTTGGCTCCTATTGTTTTTCAATGTATCGCTTAAATTCACTATCGTTGAATATTGCTTGTGGGTTTTCCCTAAGCTGCTGCATATATTCTCTTAGTTGAGGTCTTATTGTATACGCCAAAGTTGGTAAAATACTCTCTAAGGTTACTAAAGCGTTTTCTACGTAATCTTCTGTAGCTGCTTCTAATACCTCTGGTGAAAACTTTGAGGCTTTATCTAAGTTCTCTTTATAAGCTGTGTTGTTTTTACTTACCGTCAGGCTGGGGTCATTATTAGCCTCGTCTAAGTAGCTTAGAATATCCATCAATTCGTTTTGTTCTATGTTAGCAGCTTGATAAGCTTCCTTTAATTCCTCGTCACTAACTTCAGGAACTGGAACTTCAAAACCAGCCTTTTGCCAATTCTCTACAGCTTTAGGATCATTCTTGTTTGATTCAAACCAGTCAAGTTGTGACTGAGTTGGTTCTTTAACGACCTTAGTTGTCTCGTTAGGTACTTCAGTTGTAGTTTCTTCTGTAGTAACTGTTTCACCGTCTAGGCTTACTTCTGATGTTTGACTAGTGTCAGGCACTCTGTTACGCAACTGATCGAAGAAATCAAAATTAAGATCATCTATCTCATCTGGTGTAAGGGGGTTATCCCAACCTTTATCACGCTGTGCTGCTGAATAAAGCTTCCTATACAAACGTTTAGCATCTGCTGTTTGATTTAGAATGTAACCAGCTACCTGTGCTTCAGGCACTGTAAATTTAGCTGTACCATCTAACAAAGCTTGTACTTCACCAGAAGGGAAGTTAGCTGCCGTATCAACACCAACAAGCAGACCACCTAAGTTATTACTTAAGTAACTTTGTTCATTATCTAAGAATAGAGGGTTATATAATAAGTATTCATCTAGTGATGCTCTATCTAATGATATCTCATTACCATGCTTATCCTTAACTGGATTACCTTCCATATCGACAAGAACATCAGTGCCGTCTGCAATAGACTTCTGCACTTGTAACATAAAGTTGTTCTTGTTCTTAGAAGATGCACCGCCAGTAAGCTTACCGCGCTCTTCGTGTGCTGTTAGAGCTTGTGTTTGAGCTAAGGTTAGGCTTGGTGTATCGAATGTAATAGTACCGTTAAACGCAGCATCGTCTGCTTTGTTACGATCATCAACACGCTTTTGATTACTAGCAGCCACTGCTGAACGTTGGTCTGATTGGAACTTATCCTTTAACGCTACTCTAGCATCAGCAAAGAAATATCTAGTAGCGTCATCTTGGTATTCTTTAGGTAAATTCTCAGGAGCTAGTAAGTACGGATTGTTGGTAGCCTTAGCAGCTTCAAGTATGCTTTCACGAACCCACTGCTTTTTGATTTCGGGTGGGACGTTGATTCCTGTTTCGTCTGCGTAGGTTTGAAACTTTGCTTCGATTGCTTCATAGGTTCTCCCTGCTGCATTGTTTCTTAATTCTAGTTTATAAGCATCAGTGGCAGTATCTAGATCACCACTCTCCTCAAGTGTTAAAAAGTTCTCGTGCTCTGTTGTAACAATAGAAGACACAACACCTTTGAAGTCTCTCTCAATTTTCTTCTCACCTTCAACAGCTTTAGCTTTAGATGCAGTAATGTTAATACGATCTACACCTTCTTGCCAGCCTTTGTTGTAACCAACAAGTTCGTGTGCATCCATACCGCTAGTAAGTTCTAGCTCTTGCATATAAGACTCAACGTGATTAAGTCTAGCTACATCGTCTTGCAGAGTGAAAGAATCCATTGATGCTTCTGCTTCAGCTATCAACCTCTTACCTCTCTCGTACCCTACAGCCGATCTAACTCTTGTTTGGAAACGTAAAGGTAAACTAGCAAAGGTCTCTGAAGTATAAGGTGAATTACCATTACGCTGCTCTTCTATTTCAGCCGCAGTAATGTTTGCTAAATCTTCTTGTATTAATTTTACACGTTGTTCGCTTTCTTTTGCTTTAGAATCGAGGAAAGTTCCGCCTAGTGAAGCAAGAGACTCAAGAGCCTTAGCTGTTTGCATCTTACCACTACGGGCAAGCTTCTGCTCTGCTGTTTCAGATTTTACAAACGTATCTACTTGCTGTGCGCTCTTCTCGTATTGTTTGGTTTGGACAGAACGAGCAAAGTCAACTGTTTCTGCTAATGATTTACTCATGGTTTTTTCTCCGCTGCTTTATTCGCCCTGATGGTTGAGAGACTGGATTGAGCCGAGATACCTACTTGAGCACCTTGTGCAGTAGACCCTAATATAGTACCTAAGCCTACACCGCCTCCTTGTGATACAGAGTTGATTCTTGAGGTATGTGTTGACTGTGCCCCTAATCTAGACTCGTTCATCTGTGCCAATTCTCTTCCTAGGTTTTGCGTTACCATTGTATTAGCTTCTAAACCTTTTCTCACAATACCTTCTTGGAAAGCCAGTGTACTGTTACCTTGTGCTCCTGACTCACCGCCAGCGACTACAGCTCTTGCTAGTAGTTCACGGGATTGTATATCATTAGCTACTTGTTCTTGAGCAGCAGCCTCTTGTGCTTGAGCCTCCTGCAAGTTAATTTGTCTATCGGCATCCATCTTAGCTTGATTAGATGACCTTACGTTTTCTTCGTATGCTGCATCTTGTGCATCGCTGGCTTCTTGTGCCGCCATAATACCACTAGCTGCGCTCATTATTCCAAGTGTAATTGATACTGGTTCACACATTTTCTTTTATCCTCACAAATTGGTAGAAGGGTTCTTTTCCTACTCCGTATTCTTCTATTAAATCAATAAACTGGAAGCCGAGTGATTTTAACCATCTCTTCGACACTGTATTATCAGCGTGTACGTAGTTAAGCAGGAGCGGGTAATCATTGTTAATCTTTTTTACCCACTCTATTGCTTGTGGTATAAATTCTTTCTTAGTGTCTATTAACTTGTCTGTCCCTAGTAACCAAGGACTGCCAAAGGCTTTACAATCTGCCACGCCAAACATTCCCACAATACTTCCATCTTCATGGATAACAGAGTGACATTCTCTGGAAGCTTTGAAGCTCTCCTGAAGTGACCTTAAAGGGTTCAGCCCATTACTAGCCATAACTTCGTTAGCGTCTTGTTCTCTCATAAAGGAAGCCATCTCTCGACAGTCTCCCCAGTTTGCGGGTCTGTAGTGGTGTGTCATATTTATAGTCTCTGGTTTCTTAGAACGACATACCCCTCCCACTCTGCACTTTGGAACGTGCTAGGAAGGTGTGAATCGTTAGTTATTGTTATGGCTGTCTTTGTTGCCTGTGCTTGCACCCCAACTTGGAATGATCCGTCATCAATAATAGCAGCCTGATCTAAAAGGTTGTGTTGGTTATCTAATACACGCCCTGTGAAGTGTGAGGTAATTGGAGACCTACCTACGGAGTCTACAGTAACGTCAAAGTGTCCAGTGTCATTATAGTTAAACGACAGCTTCTTTAACTGGAATCGGGCAAGCTGTGTTGAGTCACCTTGTTTTGGTTTAAACACTTGCTGTGACATTTGATACTTAAATGTATAAGGCACGCCAATGATTAGGGTTTTGCCATTAGCGGTTGCATCATAAGTAGCTGTTGTAGCCGCATTATGGAAAAAAACTTTAGAAGCAACATTATAAAGTAGGTCGCGTGCTATACCTGATTCATCAATAGCTGTATAACTTAAAACATTCCCCATAGTATAACCACTTGCATATGGGGCGGTGAAAGGTATGTCCAATTGGTCAGACCAATTATCTCTTGTTACTGTTATCTGTCTGTCTAATAAGACTTCAGTGTGGTCATATTTGACATCGACTACTTCATAACTACCGTCTTCAAATGTAAAATACATTAAATTGTTGGTAAAGTATATGTGGGCTATGTCTTCTGTAAATATCCACTTAGACCAAGAACTTTGTAGCCGCTCCTCTGAGGAGTTGTACCACTTATAAATATAACACTCCTTCTTGTTACTAGAAGTAAGGCAAGCGAGCATATCTTCATTAGCAGACGAATCAAATTGTCTTATATTTCCTTCAAGGTATGTGGGAACGTGGGAGGTGATAGACGTAGCGTCTCTTACTTCTGTTGTTTCTCTTGTGAAGAACTCTCTTACTCCTGCATAGCCACCTGATTTAGTAGCAAAGAATACACTGTTACCAGCACCCACTGGTGGGGCGGTTAGATCACACTCATACTTCGTTGATTGATCTACTGTTACTTCCGCTGGTGTTAGTAACTGGGAAGCAGATAGGGTAAACTGGTTGAGGGTTGAGAACAGTAGTAAGTTATCCTGAATAGGCACAGCAGCTTTAAGTTCCGATACTTCGTTCTGGCTGACTGCTACATCAATAGGATCAGAGTCAAGTAGTGTACGTACTGTTGTTCGGAAGAAGTTGTAGTAACCACTAGCCTCACTAAAGATTACATTTTCTCCTGCAAGAACACCTAAGCGGTTTCTGTGGAAGAATATATCTGTTATTTTACTACCTACAAAACTAGGGAAAGGGTTAGTGTTTTCATCCCCACATACACGGTTATTCCATGCAGGCTGACCAAAAGTAAAACTAAGGTCAGCGTTCTGTTTTAACTGGTGGGGCATAGTTGATAAAGCGAAACCATGATTAATATTAGGAGCAGCGCATTCACGCCAAAAGCCTGAACCGCCTGTGCCTTCAAACTTAACGTGAAAATCATCTTCTTTCTTTTGATTATCTCCCACGACACCTAAGATATAACCGTTTTCACATTGGTTAGGTAAGTCCGTAAAAGATTTAGCTGTTCCTTTGAATGCTTTAAGATTGACACCACCATCATCATCTGTAACTTTAATACTGAAATCACCGAAAGTGCTATCAGCCTCGACAATAAAGTAAGGCTCTCCCACCCCAATGCTAGGGTCTTTGGTAATACTCCCTGTACCAGCTGTGGTAAAATTTCTTAGATTGCCAATAACTGTACCAGTTTTAAGCTGATCGGAGTTGATTGTTTGGTCATCGTCAGTAGCAATTTCTGTTATTTGTTTTGGTGTTGTATAGACTGAGTTAGCTAGACTAGTACCTGTTCCATTTATTCTTACAGTATAACTCCTGCCGTAGTTGACCGACTTTAAATATATTAAAGCACTTCGTTCGTTGTGTGAAAGTAACCCAACAGGAGAAGAAGGCTCGCTAACTACTTTATCTTTGTTAACAATAAACGTAGCATCAGCAACAGAGGTAGATGTAATATCTGAAGGTGTCGTTGGTAGATAAGCAGTTGCGGCAATGTTGTCCGTATTGCCAGCATTAGCAATTGCGTTACCGTTTGCTAACCAACTACCATGACCTGATTGGTATCGTAAGTTACCAGCGATGTCGTAAACGTGTACTTTTTTTAAGGAGGTAATGATAACATGGTATTGTTCATCATCACTTCGTTTGTACGTGTGAAAAAATGCTGTCTCTAATCCTGATAAATTTACATAGTCCCATCTATCGTTTAGGTTTGTGTTGGTAGTGCTACTTACCCCACTAAGACACTTCAACTGTTTTAAAAACTTTGTAGGTGGGCGTTTCTTAAGACCATCAACCACATCCGAGAAACCGTTTTCCTGTACTTCTCCCTGACTCTCTAATCGTAGAGCTGCGGGTTGTTGACTAACCCCGTTAATGAGGTTGGGTATGCTTTTAGAAACTAAAGCCATTTAGATCACCTTGTGTCCGATTGAACGATCAAGAACACTATACGTGCCGCCATCGTCAAATATGTTATAGTCCCCGTTCTCACTTTCCATTTCTTTCAAAGCGAATAGGGCTTGTTGCTCATCAGCTCTGTTCATGGCTGAGAGGTTATCACTACCGACTACTCTTTCTTGGAATAATCGTGCAGCTTTAATTGTGATGTATCGTCTTGCTACTTCTGGTATCAATGTGAAGTCTAGCATATAGACAATATCTAGTTTTAAATCTTTGTTGATGATGTCTGTGTGTTGTACTTTGTCGTACATAAACTGACCACGTTGTACGTATTCATTCTTATAACTTCTGTACTTATTTACTGAACTAGCTAGGTCAGCACGTAATACATTTGCCGCCAGTGGTATCTTACCATTAGAATCTTTAGATGCTGGTACATCTGGCTCACTGTTGAAGTTCCAGCCAAATGACTGAACATCTCTTGAAACTTCATTGAGTACAGTCTCAGCCGTTTCAGCATCAACTAAACCAGAGTCTAAGCTGTTGACTGGTGCTTCGCCAATGGTCGAGAGCATAGAGTTTACAGCCTGAAGCTGTGTTGTGGGAGTTGTCATATTTACCTCAATGAAAAAATAAAGAGAAACACCCCCGAAGGGGTGCTCTCATAAAACGTTACTATACTAAAGCGATAGCAGCTTTGTTGCGTAGAACATTGTGTCCCATTGCATACTTAGCAACCATCAAAGTACCTTGACGTTCAATCTGATATTCAGACTCAACACCTAGGTCTAGTAGCTTAACTGTAGCCGCAGCATCTTTAGTGAATACCAAGCCTTTAAGACCAGTCTCACCAGCAGCGTAATCGCCCAAACCTGAACCACCATTTGCTTGAGTGATTCGTGTAGGAGTAGCGTCAGTAGCTACATTTTTAGGTAGGTGGTTAGACATAAGAATCTTAACACCGCCTACTGTTGGTACGTTACCGCCAGCAACACTGCCGTTACCGCCTACGTCACGGTTCATAGCTGTAGTGTCAGTGCCTAGTAGCGCGTAATAAGTAGCTGGGTCTAGTACGCAGAACTTCTCACCAGTTACATCTTGAGTGTCAAACAGCTCAAGAGATTTGATGATACCGTCTACAACGCCTTGACCGCCAGAGGCTAGAGCTAATTTACCAGCGTGTTCTACTTCACTACCTGAAGCACCCGTCTCGTGCCATACACCGTCACCAACAGCCCACTGAGTTGTTTGGTCAGCAGTGCCAGAACCAGTTGCAGCATCATAGATTGTAGAGAAGATGTTTCGGTCAGCAGCGTTAGCTAGAGCATTACCCATCTCTGATGAGTAGATAGAACGTACATCGTAGTGGTTCATCGCTTCGTCAATTTTAGGGACGAAGGTTGAGCTTACGAGCAAGTCATCTACTGTTACAGTGATTTCGCTTGCATCTACTTCTCCACCATAAATGGTGTCACCAGCTTTGTGGTAGGCTGCTGATGCAGTACCAATGCTAGGGAATTGAGCAGACTTACCGTTTGAGATAGTTCGTACTCTGTGTAGAGGCATTGCAATGTTGCGCTCTTCAAATGATGTTAATACTTCACCAGCAAACTGCTTGAGAAAGAGTTCTCTGCTTGATTTGTTTGCAGCAGCAGTTATGTCGTTGTTAATCGAACCTAATCGGGATACACTTCCTGTATCACTTCCTGAGTTCCATGCCATTGTAATATACCTTTTGTTAAATGTTTAAATGAATGTTTAATGTTTAGTCACTTAGCACTTAATCTTTCCGCTTAGATTGTCCCCGCAGGGGTCAAAGGTAATTAATCTTGTGTTCCGTTACTTTTAAAAAAGCCCTCCGAAGAGGGCATAAAGAGACTATTGTACGTTGCTACGACCTAACTTAGTCGTAACAGACTGACGGTATGCTGGATCACTCCTGTATCGAGGGTCTCTCATAGCTTGAGTCACTTCTGACCAAGAGCCATAAGTACCGCCTGAAGAGGGCGCAGATTGTCCAGACAATAATGCTGGGTCAGTCCCTTCGGCAGCTTGATACTTTGAGCGTAATCCTTCTACAGCCAGCTTAACCATATCAATATCTCCTGAGTCTACTGCTCGATCATAGGCGGCAATCTCAGGTTGACTGAGGTTTTCGCTTGCCCATGTTGTCATCTCGCCATAAGACTCTTCTCCTCCAACTATGTTGTGGACGGAGCTTTGGTAATCGCTGTTTAGAGACTCTTGTCCTGCTATCCAACTGTCTACCAAATTCTGGGGGAAACCAGCATCAGCTAACTTAGTGTAAGCATCCTCTGATAATCCACCTTGATTATACTCTTCTTGTAGTGAAGTAAAATCAACACCAGCTTTCTCTACTGCTTGTTGCACCTCACTACCAGAAGGTTGTTCTTCTGTTGTTTCTTCGGGAGCAACTTCAGGCTCTTCTGCATCATTTGCAGTTTGCCCTTCTCCCATTTTTTTCTCCAAATTTGAATAGGCACTTGCCATATCTTCAGGAGTCTTAAATTTTTCTGGCAACCAGTCAGGACGTTCTTCTTTATTAGGATCGTTTTTCGCCTCTAACTGCTCACCTTTGGCAATCATAGCATCTACGTGCTCTTGTGATTCGCCTTGTTCTTCATGTGTATTTATGTTGTCTGTCATAATAGTCTCTTTTGGTTTATTGTGGAATGCCCGCTTCTTTTGCGCTACCTAGTGGTAAGACATCTTTTACTTCAGAGGCTTTTTTAATAAGCCCTGCAAAATACATTTCTTTAAGAACCCTGTTGTCCATACCCGCAGTGTTCTTTTTATTGTCCTGCCTTCTGGCTTGTTTAGCGAACTGTTTAACATCTCCATTAAGAGCTGCGTCCAAAACGCTATCCCATTCATCAGCTGCTTTTGTGCCACCAACATTGTAAGCCAGAGAAGTAAGAACTAGTTGGAATCCTTGATCTATCTTATCCCAACTGCCTCCCTTTTCTTTTAGCTTTTTATCCCAAGACCCATCCCTAGCTATTTTTATATTATTAGCCATGTCCTTGTTAAGTATAGTGGTCTTATCCTCAGACGTTAAACCCCTTTCAAAAGGTATGCCATAAATTGTACCAGACTTAAGCTCAGTCTCTGTTAGTTTATGTCCATACCCTACGTCAAAGGTTCGTTGTTCTTCAGGTAGATGTGCTTCTCTTTTATCATGTGTCCTAATAGGTAAAGCACCGTGGTCACTTTCAGCGTGAACGCCAATGTTGTTGTAGAAGCTCAAAGCTTTGTCGGGATGTCTATCAACAGCCTGAACCTGAGCAGGAGGATTAGCATCTAAATAACTTATTGTTGCATCCATAAGTTCGCTCATCTACTCCTCCTCGTTCATCGCCTGTTGCTGCATCTGATCAGACATACCTTTGATAGCAGGGCTTACACCCTTCTCTGCCATTTGCATCATCTGTTGTTGCTGCATCATCTCTTGTTGTTGTTGAGCTTCCTGTTGCTTCTGCTCATCAGATTTAACAAGACCCTGTGTATCAATACCAAGGGATGCACCGAGACGATCTAAGTAGTCACCAATGTTTAACTCGCTTTGAATAACTTCTTGTCCAAGCGGTTGTAACATTTGTAAGAACTGGCTTAGTTTGTTTAAGTCCTGCCCACGACCAAGGGCTTCAAGACCTGTAACGATCTGAGGCTTCAACGTGTCTTTAGGGAACTTAGGCATCTTACCTTCCTTCTGCATCTTACCTAAAAGGAGGTTGACTAAGGGAACTTGAAACTCTTGTGATAGTACAGAGTAGATACCGCCAAGAGCTGTCTCTAGCTCCTGTGCCATGTACCGCACTTCTTCTGCTGTTACTCTCTCAGCTTGTCGTTGAACAGAGCTGTTAAGTAAGAAAGCAAAGGATAAGCGTTCTGTAATCTTCTGCATTGTTTCTTGTGCTACTCTAAAGTCATTAAACTTGTTAGCTTGTAAAGTAGTTACATCATTAGCATCACCAGAAATAATACCACCGTTGGGTGCATCAGCAATACTTCTCATTTTAGTCGTACCATTTGGTCGTACTAAGAATAATAGTTTAGAGCTGGCAGCACTACCTTCGACAATAGCTTTGGTTAATGCTTCTAGAGATTTTAAATCACCTACAATTTCTTCACAGAAAGAACGTCCGTAGTTGTTACCGTCCACCGCAATGAAACGTAACGCCATCCAAGGAAGCTTGTCTTCAGTGTACGAACCTTTAGTGCTAGGGATAATAATATCATGCACTTCTTGGTGTACTTCAAACTTCTTACCCACACGCTTAACGCAAGTGTAGATGTCACATTCTTTCTTATTAGTATCTACTTGGTACTCAGGGTTCTCCATCAAAGCCTCTAAGACTTCTTTAGGTAACGCATCATACGCTATAGATTCTTTAACTATAATTTTTAGGATGTTGCCCATCGTGTCACGTTGTATGACATAACGGTCTAATCGAAATACTTTCATTCCACTTTTTGGTGGCATATGTACTAAGACGTTACCGCTAACGATAAGCTGTTTTAGTGCTTCAAAAGTAGGAACACGTATCGCTTTTGATTCTACTTCTTGTGTCGCGCTTCGTTCTATACGAGCAAGTGCTTCCTCTGCTTTACCTCGTGCGTCCCCACCTAGTTCCGTAAGATCAAAATCATCGATAGTTAATCGGAAGAAAGATTGGTTAGGGGGTAGCAGTGTCATTAGCAGTTTAGAGGCTAGGTTGTTAACACCCCTAGCACCAACTGATTGGTAAGGGGTTACATACTGAGTGCTCCCTGTATGTCCTTCAGGAGGCATTAGTGTCGGTATAGTTAACTCAGCACAATTACGTGCTCTTGATAAGAACGAATCACGATCTGATGCCATGTTTTCATACGTCTTGGCTATAGATGAATCGTGCATTGTTAATTCCTATTAATATTTAATTTTAGTTTGTTTTGGCTTTTTAGAGGTAGTGTCCGTATTCGGTGTTGAGGAGGCAGGGTTCATTCTTTCTTTAACCCTGTCATATTCCGCATAGCCTTTTTTCATGCCTATGCCCGCTAAACCTGATTCAGAAATTTTCCGTCTCACTTTTGGACTACCAATCATACCCGCAGGGCTACACACTTTTACTACCTATACTCAAACCAGATCCTGCCGATGATCCTGCAACCTGTGTACCTGAAGACCCTCTTCCAAGAACACCTCTAGCCCCTCTCTTTTTCTTTTTCAGGGCGGTGGCGTTACTGTCTACTGCGTCTTCTAATTCTGATGGGGCTTTTTCTGGTGGCGGTGGTGCTACTACCGTTGGCGATGGGGCTGCTACTTTTGGTGATGACATACACATAATTTAAATCTCTTCTGGTTGATCGTCCTCGTATAGAAACTCCATACGTTTTATGACGGTTTGTTGTCCTTGTAAAAAAGCTATATCAGTTTCTGACACACCTCTTCGGTTTGGTAAAGTATCTGGGAATAAACCTTTAAGATACTTAATTAATTCTATACTTATAAAGGGTTTTTTATTCATTTGTTGTTCTCCTATGGGGCATGACCTTTCAGCCCAGTATTTACGGTAGGTGTAGCCAGACGTTAGCGATGATGTGGAGGCAAGTTACTACCTCCAACACCGTTATCCAATTTCTATATTTCGCATGAACCTGACGAGCAAGCCAACTCCTGAGTTCCAGTAGTGGTGTCCTCTTTTTCATAGTCTCCAAGCCTGTCCCAATCAATCTCTGATGGGGTCTCTCGTTTCAGTTCCATATACTTGTCCTTATCTATAGCTTCATAAGGAGCTTGAGCATACACATGGTCAGTACGGGGTAGGAAGCTAATGCCAGAACAACTGTCTAAGCGTTCCCATAACCATTGCCCTGCCGCAAGGAACTCATCATCAGAGTAGTAGATGGTTACACTAGGTTTATGTTCACACCAGTGCTCCTGATATATCTCCCACAAATCTAACTGCTGTTGTACATTAAGTTCGTTCACACAGGTTGCACCCTTTGGTGCTTGTACAGGGAAGTCAAACACATAGTTCTCTGTGTTCATTACATCCTTCTCCCACGACACGCCCGCATCTTTTAGGAATGCAGAGATAGGGTCTTTCCCATCGCTTCGTACTCGTCTTATATAATAAGGAGAGAACCTAGCATGAATACCACTAGCACTGTCTACTAATTGAGACACTGTGCCTGACGGCTTCACACACGTAATGGCTGTTGATTGGTTAACACCTAACTCAGCCGCGAACGCTTTGTTGGTTTGTACCGCAATCTTCTTCAGCTTCTCTAGTGTATCCTTTAGTGTAACTAAGCTACCCTTACCTGATAACAACTTGTGATCCATGATGCCTGTCATACTTACACCAAGCAAACATTCTTCTTCTGTGTTCTTCTTCCAGACAGAACGTACATACCTAAAGTCAGTTAGTGTTGACTGTAGTGTCCCCAGTATCGCAGCTAGTCGAGTCTTACGCTCTAGTGATTCTTGTGTATCATCAGCACGTACTACAATCTCAGACAAGTTACACACCTGTGCCGAGCGTAGGACAATCTCACTACAAGGGTTTGTGCCAAAGTCGTGGTCTATATCTCTACGTCCATTTCTCGCTGCTTGTTTCTTTGCAGCAGTTCGGGAGAAGATGCCACGCTCTCCAGCCTTAGACTTATAGAGTGCTAACCATTCTTCCAAAAAGGTTTCATACTCAGGCTTCTCTTCGTACACGGCACTGTTGTTTGCCAAGGCTCTTTGTGTTTGCGTTTCCCACCAATTCCCAGACTTCGCATGACGCATACGATCATCAGACAAGTTAGATAGAGAGATGAGAGCAGACCTACGCACACCACCAACAACAACAATCTCAGCAACCTTACAAACAATGTCATGACATTCAATACTCGTTAGCTTACGTCCAGCAGCGTTCTTGAAAGTAGCAACAGTAAAGTCGAACAGCCTAACCAAAGGATCAGCCCCGCTCGATCTGCCACCAAACGTCTTAAGCCGTGCACCTTTAGCCCGTAACTTAGAGACATCCCAAGTAGGCACTTGACCCGAATACAAAAGACTAACCAACTCACGGAAAGCTTTAGCCCAACCAATCTTACTGTCTGCAACATGGATTGTAGTTTCTGTTTCATAAAAGTCCTCACTTATGGTTGGTAGTTTAGCAACAGACTGTCTCTCTACGGAGAACCCTACGCCTGTGCCACACATTAATACATATAATATCTCATCAAATACTCTGGGGTTATCAACTGCTATGTAACTACAGTTAAACCCTGCCATGTTATCTCGCTTAAGTGCGTCACCCGCTGTCATAAGACAACGCATGGATGGCATAATCTCTTGCCTGTGTATTGCACTAAACAATTCCTTAGCAAGTTTATCGTCTATCTGTCCACGCTCTAACCAGAAGTCGATGTACCGCTGTACAGTTTCTTTCCA